AACAGCACATCATATTTTTGTGTAATCTCTTTTATCTTTTCGTCGAAAGTCATTTTTTTTTCCTGTTGGTTATGTGGTGTACTACACTTTTATGGTAGTACCATAATACTATCATATGTCTTTTATGTTGTCAACCTAGATGAGAGATCTGTTGATAATAAACATGAAAATGTTTTATGGGTTGCTATTGTTGTGATGGTGTTGCATGCTGTTGTCTTTTGCTGTTGTCATCGTGCAACACCTCGACAACAGTACACAACAGTGAAAACAGTGATAGAGATATGTAGAATGTAGGGTGTTACACTGTTACATCTGTTACATAGTCTAGAAACTTTTTTTTTACCCCTGCCAAATCTGCACAACTTGCAAAGATGACATGATTTTTTCCAAAGTTTTGAATCGCGTGCAACACCACAACAGTTCGAGAAAGTTCATAAATATAAGAATGTTTCATAAGTTTATGAAGTTTCATAAAACGGTTTAACCAGCTGGCATAAATATAAGTAAGTTACATATAATCCGGTCGATTATCATGCTATCTCGGCCAGTACTGTTATCTACTCGAATCGGTGTAGAGATAGCCGTGAGCATTGCGAACCCCTGCTATCTCGTTACATATGCAAGTCCCGTACTGCAGAGCAGAGGGACGTAGCGCGCACTAGGTGAGCGTCACCCGAGCCCACGCGAGGGAGCGACATAGTAATGAACAGATGTACAGTGCCATCCAGGCACAACAGGACATATATTGACCATGTTACATATATATAGCAAGTTTGTTAAACGGTATAGCAAGTTTGTTATGTTTATGAAAGTTACATATACAGGGGGGGCCCCCACTCTTGACATGCCTATATACGGGGGAGCCCAAAAAATATATAGCGTTACAGTTGAAACTTTGATAGTGTGTAAGTTGTGTGAAGGAGAGAAAATGTCAAATATTATCCAAGTGTTTAAGGTAAAGATGAATCCTGTTGCAAAGGGTCGTCCTAGATTTACAAAGCATGGTCGCACATATACACCAAAGAAAACAAAAGAAGCGATGCAAAAGTTAGCATTGCAGATTGAATCGGAAAAGCAGTATTTGATTCGCAAGCCTAATGCGATTGCGGTGTATTGTAGATTTTATTGTAAACGTCCGAAGCATATGGGTAAGGGTGATTCTGTATTAAAGACAACAAAACCGGACGTAGATAACTATTTGAAGTTAGTGCTTGATGCGATAAACTGTGCTAGAGTATGGGAAGATGACAGTCAAGTGGTTGAGGTATTGGGCCAGAAATGGTATTGTGCAGATTATCAAGAGCCTGAGATTCAAATCCAGATTACGGCATTGACAGATTATTATAATGAAAGGAGCAAAGATGGCACTGAAGATCAAGCAGAAGCACAAGACAGCAGCGTTGTTATGGACAACGAATGAGTGTAGTAAGTCGGAGATAGCTCGTCAGTTGGGTGTAAGTCGACAGACTATTCTTCGATGGTTTCAAGATGAGGGTTTTCAGCAGCTGGTAGCGTCGAACTACAATCCGATTGTGGATAATGACCGAAAGGAGAAGCAGTTGATTGAGCAGGCGTATACGACATTACAGCAGGTAATGGAACATGGTGTAAATGATGGTGCCAGGGTAACAGCGGCTCGGTACATACTAGATACGTTCCGTGTAAAGAAGCAGAAAGAGCGTGATCGTATATCGACGAGTGATGAGATTGGAGCGATTCTAAAGTTGGTGGAAAAGTAGGTGGCATTAAGTAAGTCTCAGCGTAAACAGTTGGCTCCTGTATTTAAGGATCCGGTCAAGTTTTTTCGATTGTTGCGTGTGCAGGATAAGTACAGTGGTGCGTATAAGCAGTTTGATTTGTATCCTGAGCAAGAGACGTTGTTACGTAAGTTGAGTGAGCATCAGAAGATTATCGTAATCAAGCCTAGGCAGATAGGTGTAAGTACGTTGTTGAGAGCGTATGCATTTTATCGCGCGTATACAGCGGAGGATCCGGTCAAGTTTGGTGTATTGAGTTTTCACGAGCGATCGAGTAAGCATCTTCGCAAGATGGACAATGGGTTCTTGCGAGGGTTGCCAGAGTTATTGCAGCGTGAGACGAGTATAGACAATACGACGGATTTGATTTTTGCGGACACGGGAGCTGGGTTGTCGTCGTATACTGCAAGGAGTAGTGGCGGTACACGGAGTTTCACTTTGAACAGTGCGCACTTATCGGAGTTTGCGTTTTATCCTGATCAAGAGGAGGTATTGGCGCAGGTAATGGCGACGGTGGGCAATGGTCAGATTATTATTGAATCGACACCGAACAATATTGGAGATCGTTTCCATACGTTGTGTAGTGGTGCACCAGACAATGGCTGGACGTTGGTATGTTTTTGGTGGTGGCAGCATACTCATTATCGATTACCTGCACCGAAGAATATGGTCTTTAGCCCAGAGGAACGTCAGCTGAAGAAGGCGTATGGGTTGGATGACGAGCAGCTGCAATGGAGGCGAGAACAGATAGCTACGCTAGGGTCGGATAAGTTCAAGCGTGAGTATCCAGCCTGTATTGATGATGCATTCCATTTTGGTACAAGTGCGTATTTTGATCCGAATGATTTGGATATGATTGAATCGATGACATTCAATGGGAACGAACGCAAGTATGAAGATGTATATGATGATGATGTATACGCCATCGGAGTTGACTGTGCAGGTGGTGTGGGCGGTGATTATAGTTGTATTAGTGTCATTTCTATGGCATCAAAAGAGATAGCGTATCAGTTTCGGTGCAACACGATTTTGCCTGTAGATTTTGCGGAGCATGTGTTACAGGTAGCACAGTTGTACAATGAAGCTACGGTCTTGGTAGAGACAAACAATCATGGTCATTTGGTATTGCACAAGTTGGTAGATTGGGGCTATAAGAACTTATGGAAAAGTCCCAAGGGTAAGGACTGGGTGACCAGTGCCAAGAGCAAGATAGAGATGTATGAGGTATTGCGCGAGATGATTAGCAACAACATGATAACAAGGATGGATATGACAACCTTGATGGAGTTGCGATCAATGACTATATTTAAGGTGGCGCCCGAGGCTCCTCCAGGCATGCATGATGACATGGCGGATAGTTTGGCATTGGCATACCGATGTAGTATTGACATACCGAGTTATTTGGTGCAAAATGCAAAGAGAAGTTGGATGGATGATATGATTTCTTCGAGACGAGCGAATCGTATGCGTATGATCCGGCTACCATTTAAGAGGGCAGAATGAAACCAAAAGTAGCGGAAGCATTGTATAGACGACACGAAGAGTATTGGGCACGTCAGAAGCGAGAGTTACGTAAGTATCGATCTGCATACATGACGCAATATTGGGACAATGACTATGGTTCGAATCAGGTTTTGATTGAAACAACAAGAGCGTATGAGTACATTGAAGGATACATAGCTAGTTTATTTTCTCGCAATCCAGCAGTTATTGTGAAGGGTGATGTAAGAGGGAAGGGTAATCCTGAAAAGGTACAGGCATTGTGTAATGCTTTCCTTGACAATGTACGTAGTCAGATTGAGGACGTAAGTCGATTGGCTTTGATATATCCCTGTGCATTTTTAAAGTTATATGGCAGTGAGCATCCGGATCCATTTAAACGTGTATCATGTTCTGCAATCGCAGCATGGGACTGTATTGTTGATGTAGATGCAGCGAGCTGGGCACAACAAAAGTATGTGGGACATCGATACTATATTACACACGAAGAAGCAAAAGCCAAGTATGGAAACAAAAGATATACAACACATCAGTTGGTGCGGTTCTTAGACTACGATAACAATGATGATCAAAATGCCAGTTACCTTGGAATAAACCTGAGTGAGTTGAACGATTCAGGATTTGAAGTGGATAGTCCATTTGAGTATGTACAGGTGGTTGAGTATTATGATTTGGTAAACAACAAGATGTTGGTGTGGTCACCTGACTATGCGAATGGTGAGAAGTTTTTGTACGATGGTGTAGAGGTTGATGTAGGTGTAGACGGTCAGACTACGAAGTTTGATCAGATACCTTTTACTGACAGTGCGGATCATCCGATTGCACCGATTATACCGTTGTACTTTAGTCGACAGCCTGATGTACCTTTGCGTGGATATAGCGCGTTGAAACGTGTGTACTCACAGGTTGAAGAGACTAACATAATCCGTACGTATCAGGCAACGATGGTAAGGAGAGCGGCACGGCAATGGATTGTCAAGAAGGGTGTATTTTCAGATGAAGATATGGCCAAACTTGCTCTGGGTGCGGATGGAGAATATGTGGAGGCTGAGCTATCGATGGGTCAGAGTTTGGAGGGAAGTATCCAAGCTGTGCCGCATACCCAAGTTCCTACGGAGTTGGAAACATACATTAACCAAGTGAATGAGGATTTTCAACGTGGTAGTGTATTGGCTCCGTTTACCAGAGGTCAGGCAACACGAGCGACAGCGACTGAGGTTACAGCGTTGGCATCCTATAGTAGTAGTGAGATTGGTCGTCTTGCTCGAGAACGTGATGCAATGATTGAGCATACAGCATCGGTATACATTGCTATGATGAAGATCTTTTTGAAAGATGATGCGGATGTGATTGTACTGAATGGTCGTTCAGAAGTTGTACGAAGTGAAGATATGTCTGGTGATTTTGCGTTTTATGCGCTAGACGCAGGGAGTACACCTGTATCAGAAAGTGTAAAGAAACAAGAGTTTTTTCAAGCAGTTAATCTATTATTGCAGCTGGGTGTGCCACAAGAGAAGGTACTGGAAGAGTTGGTGCGCAAACTAGATTTACCAGAAGATTTTTTATCGTCTCCCATTGAAGGTGGACAAGAAATACAACAACCACAGAATCAACCGAGTGCGACTGCAACAATCGAGCAGGGTGTACAAGGTAGTCCTCAACAAGTAGCAAAAGTTTTATAGGAGTATAAAATGTCAATACCACAAGATTTAAGTATGCAAGCCGAACAGATTGGTGCAGGAATGGATGAAGCGCAGGCTCAAGGTATGCAGATGATGATACCACAAGGCCAGTTTTCTAGTCAAGCAATGAAAGCATTGTTGGATGAGGTGAACAAGTTTATGCAGCGCATGAACCAACCCGCATTGGAGATTGAGGTATCAGACATGCAAGCCTTTCCTCAAGAGTTGGTACAGGTTGTGATGGCGATTATGGCGATTGCAGAGCAAGCAGGTGTAGCGGTTGATATGTCATTGTCAGATGTAGAATCGGATCAAGATGTTGCACGACTGGTAGCATTGATCAAGAGAGCAGTATCAGACAAGAAGTTTATAGATTTCCTTGAGGCAGCGGAAGAACAAGCGGCAGAGCCTGTTGAAGAAGTTGCAGTGGAAGAACAAGTCGAAACTCCCGAAGGTGGAGAGATGACAGACGAAGAACTATTTGCAAGTAGGATGTAATATGTCAGAAGAAAACAACACAACAGAAGTACAAACCCCTGAAAATACTGTAGAGGACACTTCCGCAGAAGTCTCTCCAGTAGAAGAAACACCAACTGAAGATGTATCAAGACAATCTTTAGATAGATACAAAGACGATTATGATCGTCAAGTAGATCAGTTGTTGCAGCGTTACAATGCTGAAAAAGAAGGAAAGCCAGCACCAGAACCAGAGACTTTGCGTGAAGGAGAATCATGGGACAATATATATGACCAGGTTCCAGAAAGTGCACAGCGAGCAATGGCATCATTGCGCAAAAACTATACGCAAAAGACACAAGAGTTGGCAGAGCAACGCAAAGCGATTCAAGCAGAGCAAGAGAAGTTGTCGGCACTGCGAATGAACCTTGAGGACAACGCTGCATACAAAGCGATTCAAGAAGCTGCTCAAGCAGAGACAGGAGAGTTTGATCCATACGATACACAGTCTTTTGAGCGGTACGTAAATCGTATTGTTGCAGAGAGATTGCAATCGGTATTGCAGCCAATGGCTGAGCAACAAATGAAAGCTCAAGCTCAAGCCAAGGTACAATCATTTATGACACAACATCCAGAGTTACAAACGGATGAGTTTTTTAAAGGTGAGGTTCGCAAAACATTGTTGGCAAATGAAAACCTGACACTACAAGATGCATACTGGATTGTAAAGGGTCAACAATCTCATCAAACGGCAGAGCGTCAACAAATGCAACAGTTGGCATTTCAGCAAGCTGCACAGGCTGCGGGGCTAAAGGTTGGCACAGGACAACACAAAGGTATCACTATTCCAAAAAATAGTGACAAGATGTCAGCATCAGATTTATACAATCATCTGTTGAAACAGAAGAAATAATGTTATACACTTATCATAGTCGCAAGGCAAGGAACCCATATGGATACGTCTAAGCCATCTCCCCTCACGAGGATACGAGAGCGATAGTAAAACTCAAACGTAGGAGGCTTCAATGCCCATTCAACCAGACATACTAGCGTCGACCCTGCGTATCTTAAAAGATCGTGAGGTAGACAATACATTTAAAAACATTCCCATTCTTGATGC